AACGACCGAGAGAGTTGCGACCGCTATTCAAGTTGATGCTAGAAGAAGGGGCGCTAACTCAAGAGATGTACGATGCGCTGATAGCGGTGTTGGAAAGATTCGAGAGGCAACTATAGCTGACGGCGTGAAGGCGGAGAATGAGGCGGACCCGCCGTTTTAGATGGAGGTTAAGCATGAAGCTGCTGGAATTGCTACATATTTTATTGCAATGTGACGGTAAGGCGCCATATCCGGTGAGAAACTCATCGGATATTCACAACGGATTATGGCGCTTGGACCAAATTGGGCTTATTCAGCATATTGACGTGGCCGGGCTGAGGACTGTGTCGCTCACAACAGAGGGGCGGGAGAAGGCTGTAAAGGGTATACAGGCGGACACAGAGGGTGTCAATGCTATGATGGAAGCTGTCATGGAGGCGTTGCGCGACTAGCCGCTGCGTGGCGGAGGAGGTGTGAGGTGTCTGATACTACGCATGAATGCGAACAACATGAGCGGCGGAAGTTGTATTCCATACACGCGAATACAACTATTCGCGAGATAGACAGAAGAGATGGCGGCGGCTGGCGTTTAGAGTTAAGGGAACGGGCTGGCGATTTTGATAGCCTGGATATAGGTGTCAGATATTGCCCGTTTTGTGGTGAGGAATTGAGGAGGTGAGGTGGTGAACCTGAAAGAGGTACGAAAGAAAGTTGGGATAACTCAAGTTGAGTTGGCGCGGCGGGTTGGGTGCGGCAGGGCGTATTTGTGCAATATCGAGAAGGAATATCCAGAGGATAAGCGGCCGAGAAAAGCGATAAACGCAGCCAGAGCATGGTTGGAAAATGATTCAGTGGAAACCCGTAAGGCCGCGGCCTATGCCGCTGCCGCTGCCTCTGCCGCTGCCGCTGCCGCTGCCTATGCCGCTGCCGCTGCCTCTGCCGCTGCCGCTGCCGCTGCCGATGCCGCTATGTTGGTTTCGATTCTGGAATATGGTTTGAAGCTGTTGGCGAGTGATAGGGATTGCGACGGATAGTTCATTATCAAGAGAACTTGAAAGGGGAGTGAGGAAGTGGAAGAGACAGAGGTAGTAAATATACGGGATCATAAGAACTGGAAGGCAGAAGGCGGGGTGTATATCGGGCGTGGGTTTCGCGGGCAGAGAGGATCGACTTTTGCTAATCCATTCAAGATAGGTGCTGATGGCGATAGGGACACGGTAATTGAAAAATACAAAAAGTGGATTTCCGCTCGCTTAAAACATCATAGTGGTGTTGCGGAAGAGTTTGAAGGGCTACGCGGTAAGATGCTTGTCTGTTGGTGTGCCCCTGAGCCGTGTCATGGTGATGTTTTGGTGGAATTGCTGGAAAGGCTGAAAGCGGAATGAACTTGAGAGAGATGAGGAAAGAGGCGGGGCTGACGCAGAAGGAACTTGCAAGCCGGCTCGGTATGTCAGTTGAGTATATCCGCCAAGTCGAGAAAGGACAGCGGCGGCCAGGCCAGGCTACAAGATGGAGAATCCGCGAAGCGTTACATGCGCGGGGCTTCTCTTATTCGCCCCCAGAGATCCCGTTCGACAACGCAAAGCAGGCAGCAGACCTCAAAGCCATGTGGCTTGAGCGGGGATACGGGACGGAATGAAAGGAGCGGAAGAAGATGTTCGAGTTGATTTGGGAAACTGTAGATGGCAGAAAGCAACACTATTGGAACCTTTCTGGTGGGGTGGTCCAGGATACGATACTGATGGATGTTCAGCGATGCCCTGAGCTGCTTCCTGAGAGCATCAAGATTGTAGAGCAGCCCATAGCCCCTGACGATTCTGTTTTCAAAGGTGTGGAATGGAAGCCACTTAAAGACTGGCGGGCGTCGGTTACTGGCGGGCGAGAAGTGGTGTCCAGTGATGAGGCTCTCTTGATGCTGATGGGCGTCCCTGAATGGTCTGTTGACGCTGAGTTGATAATCGCGAACTGGAGGTCATGATGAGCAAAACAAGAGGAATCCTTTACAAGATGGCGAGGATCCTGGGCGACGTCGAGGCTGTAGGCTCAGGCCGTCCTAAGAAGATGGCGAATAGAGTGAAGAATAAATACATAGGCAAGCGGCTTAAAAACATCTGGAAATGGCCGCTGTGAGGAGGTAATCGTGAGGAAAACAATCAAAGAGAAGGTCCTGGACGCGTGGACGAAGGATCTGGAGGTTACTTGTGAGTTGGCCGATGAGAATCCCTTGACGGGGTTCATTACTCAATGGAATTCAACGAAAGTTTATATCAACGGGAAGATGTATTTTTACAGGGAAATCACCGACATTCGCTCCGTGGGGGAGGTGGAAGAGGAAGAGAAGTCTGTCAATAATAAATGGCATGTGGGGTCGAAATATCATGATGGCCAATTGGTGTATTTGTGGATACTTGATGATCAATACGAGACAGTCATGCCAGAGACGGGTTCTCCATTAGCTTTGGAGATATTGAATATGGGCACAATAGAAGACGCACAGAAAATAGTTGATGCGCATAACGCGGATCTAACTACTCACGACATGGCTTCTGTGGAGGCGGCGGACGACGGATCTATATTGGGAGATTTTCAGAAAGAGCGCACGAAAGCAGTGGCGGAGATGTTTGATAATCCAGATCCAGAAACGAGTATATACCCCACTACCGCGCTATATAGAAGAGGGTAGCTTGCTCGCTAATGAAAATGATAGTCGCAGGGGTGGGGTCGGAGGTAAGGGCCGTTTTTGAGGAAATGGACTAGATAACTCGCAATGAAGGCTACACTTAACGTATGTGAGGTGATCCGGATGGGCTTATTGAAACCGATAGAAAACGGACGTATGTATCCTGGCTGGTGGCGCTGGAATCCCATCGGCGGTTGCTTGCATTCGTGTACTTATTGCAGTATCAAGCGGATAGAGGCGCGGTCTACTCAAGATATGACCACGCCGGTTTTCAGGAATGGCGAGAACGGTACGAAGAATTATCTGAAGGATAACCTGGGGTCTGGGCGCAAGATATTCGTGTGCAGTTCTGGCGATATGTGGGGCGAATGGGTGGAGTCTGAATGGATCAAAGCCGTACTTGATCATTGCCAGAAGTATCCAGATAATGAATATATGTTCTTGACTAAAGATCCTGTTCGTTATCGGTCGTGGGGGACTGTCTTGCAGTATCTAAATTGTATTATCGGGACGACAGTAGAGACCGATAAAGCGATGGTGACGGCGTCAGTATCTGATGTCCCTGTGTCTGGGTTAGATAGGCTCTATTGGTTAGGTGCGGTCAAGCAAGGTATTAAAACAATGATTAGCATCGAGCCTGTTATGAAATTTAGCCATATATTTGCGGATAACATAAAAGACACATCACCCTACATCGTATACATCGGCGTGGACAGCGGCAAGAACGGACTCCCAGAGCCTTCGCCAGACGAGCTACAAGGGCTTATAGACGAGTTGCGAACGTTTACTGACGTAAGGCTCAAGTCTGGAATCGAGCGGATTCTGGAAAAGCCCGGACGCTCTCCAGCGGTCAAAGGTGAAGAGATCGAGATCATCTAGGATCCGCAGAAGCCGGAGATCAAAACTTGTTATCCTGAATGAGAGGTGACTTATGACTCAAGAAGAAATCAAGAAGTGGATAAAACATGCGTATGAATTGGGGTACTCTGTGAGGGTGGTATTTAAGGGCTGTACCAGGGAAGGAACGGTCATTGAGGTTAATGCGGCAAACTTCATTATGAGCGTCAACCACGGCGCCTGGCATCATTACGCTGCTGTTGTCTCAGTCGAGCCGCTGGAGCCGGCCGACGAACCGGAGCAGCATGAGTCGGGGATTCTGGAAGAGGACTGGCGGTATGACGATGGGTCGGGCAGTTATGTTGGGAAGGGGATCTATCGCGTTGATGACGCCTATGTTGTCTGCCCTGATAACTGGGAGCGAGAGTTCGCCGCGTCACCTGATGCGTATAGGGCGTTGAAGATGGTGAGAGATCAAGCGCTGCTTACTAAATATGTCATTGTGGGGAGCAGGATAACCGCCAACTTCGATGAACACCAATGGGATGCTGTTGTAGCCGCGCTCAAGAAAGCGGGGATTGAATGATGAAAGAGTTGATCGGTGATATAGGGATACTGGCTGGCGTCTTGATTATAGGCTTCGCATGGCTCAAATACAAGGCGGAGAAAAGGAAGCGGCGGCAGATTTATCAGCACACGAAAAAGGCTTTGACACGAACAGAAGATTGACGCGGCTTGTCATTATTCTCTTGACTCATTGGCTCTAGTATGATAATATTGAGATAGAATTGGTTTTTCCATGTAAAATAATCGTCGGCTCCTGGCTTCTATCTCCCATAGCCGCACAATTTGTCAGGAGTCGGCCATTATACGACAATACCAAGAACCACGCGACGACGATATAAGCAACCGCAACGAAGCCAAAGAAACAAACGATAGCGAAGACTCAAAGACGGTTGCAGCAGATGTCGGGATCGATAAAGGACATGACGATCCTGATTAACAAGGGGCGCGGAAGATACCCTACCCATTCGACCGCGTCCTTACTTCCAAAGGCAATATGAGTGCAGACGTAGCGACAACGGGCGATAAATCGTTGGAAGTCGCAGAGCTAGATATTGAGCGACTCCCGTTGTCCGAGGTTTCACCCCATCCTGATAATCCCCGTCTTCACTCTCCAGAACAAATCAAAGCAATCGAACAAAGTCTCATCATGGATGGCTATATTGCGGGGTCTATGGGTATACAACGCTCAACACATAAATTATATAAGGGGCATGGCGTTTATGCGGCCCTCTTGCTTTTAGGCTGTATAGAAGCAGACTTCGTGGTCAAAGACCTGACAGACGCAGAAACGCTGGCGCTCTTGGCGCGTGATAATGCTCTCTCGGATATGTCTACCAATGACGGGGTGAAGCTCAAGGCGATCTCCGTGACCTTGCAAAAGATGGAAACGCCTATCGAGCGTATGGGATATACGCTGAAAGAGATAACAGCCATGCAGCCAGCGAAGCCTGTTACTGAAGACGACCCGCCAGAGGTTGACGAAGTCAAGCCAGTGACGCAGCATGGTGACCTGTGGAGTCTCGGAAAACATAGGGTGTTATGTGGGGACTCTACGAAGCGTGAGGACGTTGAGCGGGTTATGGGAGGGGAGAAGGCGGACATGGGTTTGACCTCACCGCCTTATGGTGTAGGCAAGGAATACGAAGCCGGGGTATCGTTTGTCCAGTATCTTGGAATGTTACGGAAAGTTGCAGACTGTTCGCTTGAAACAATTAAACCAGGGGGGTTTTTCTTTGTCAACTTTGATGAGATTGCGTCGCAATCTCATAGTAAGCCAATGACCAGCAGTAACAGGCAATGCCTATACCCAACCTCAAAAGATTATTGGCAGATATTTCATGAAGAGCGCGGAATGGATTTATACGCACAGCGAATATGGTATAAGCCGTTCAATCGGTTACAGCAGCCATTCTGGACATACAAGACCAGCATACCGCACCATCAAGAATGGGAGCATATATGGACATGGCGACTTCCTGGCGGAGAAGGGGACCAAGTTTATGATTGGGATATAAGCGTTCGGGCTGTGTGGGACACCAGAAACGAATCAACTGATGACAGGCCGCTAACAAGGCACGTTGCAGCCTTCCCGGTAGGCATACCGGGAAGGGCAATCAAAGCCCATTCAGAAGCGGGGCATATTATCTGGGAGCCTTTTTGTGGCTCAGGCACAACGCTCATAGCCGCAGCCCAACTGGACAGAATCTGCTATGGTCTGGAGATCGCCCCGAAATATTGCGACGTCATTGTCAAGCGATATATAAATCATTCTAAATTCGATTCTGCTGGCGTATCAGTCCAGCGCAACGGCAAGACGCTATCATGGGAAGAAGCGGGGCGTAAACCGCTGAAGGTGGGATGATATGGCAGGCATAGGCAAAGATTGGCTGGAATCAAGAGCAGGTTGTGGTAGAAAGATGCCTGATGTCTGTAAGAAAGCATACGCTGATTTCTGGATAGATAGATTTATAACAGCAGGACATTTGAAAGAACTGGGGCAGGAACCAGATGCCGAAACTAGAGACAGCCATAACGCTTGACGCCTATATGATGTATATGGAGCATGGAGGCATCAATCTGGACTTTCTTGGAAAATTCCAACAAAAGTTTGGAAAGGGGAAATCCACCGCCTACGGTTGGGAAAAAGATCTCCATTGGAAAGAACGCGCAAAGCAGCCCGTACAGGAAGCCGTCGAGGAATTAGAGGAAGAGGAAAAGCTGGACGCGAAGGAATTGATCTCCGGCATTCTGGATTTGTGCAGCGTTAGAGTTAAAGATATAGCAACTAAGACATCATACATTAACGCTGTTTTCGGGACTGCCTTCAAGAGGATTCCTAGCGATGATAATCCAGAGCCAGAGAATCCCATAGTGGTCAACTCCATAGAGGATATGGAACGGCTGTCAAACATGCAGGTAAGGATGATCAAGGCAGAAATAGATCTTGCTAAACTGACACTGGTATTAGTCGGTGAACCTGATAGTCACACAGAACACAGCGGGTCGGTAAACATTACTCAGGCGATTATGAATGGGAGTTATTACGAAGAAAGCTAGAATCATTGAGTTTTTAGAGAAGGAATACTTTGTGCCAGATAGCAGACAGCGTATAAACTTCGCTCAGTGGGGATGGCAAAAACAGATACTAAGTGAATTGTTCCAAACGATGGATGGTGACAAACGCATGTATACAGGAGCAGTAATTTCAACACCGAGGCAGCAGGGGAAGTCGCTCATTCTCCAGTGTATTGGATTGTATATGCTGGTGTGTTGCGGTTATGGCCTCAACATCTACTCCATAGCGTGCGATAAAGATCAAGCTGCGTTAGTTCCTGAACGGGTCAAAAAAGCCATAGCATTCAATCGTAATCTATCAGATCACATAAAGATTACCAGAGATGTGATGACCAATCCAACCAACGGCAATACCTGGACCATCCTTACATCTGATAAGGCGTCGGCTCCTGGTATCACTGCCGATGTGCTTTTATGGGATGAACTGGCCCAACTTCCTGAACATTCGTGGAATCTTGTATACTTGCTCCTACCTTCTCAGTCCGCCAGATCCCAGCCGCTGATGATAATAGCCTCCACTGTTGGCGAAGCTGAAGAGGGGCCGCTCAACGACTTCATGAAACTCGGAAGGGACGGAGCCGAAAAGGAAACCTACCTTTACGAAACTACCGAACTCAAATCCCCGTTGACCAACAAAGCGCAGATCGAACGTGATAGAAAGATTATGCCGCCTGCTGTATTCGCCAGGCACTACAGCAACTTGGTCATTCGAGGAGCGTCGTTTCTGTCAGATGATGATATAGAGGCAATAATTCGGCCAGTCTGGGAGAAACCGACCGATCTGAAGTATGCTGGAAACTTCATAGGCTGCGACTGGGGCTTAACGAAAGACAAATGTGCTATATCTAAAGTCACCAAAGCATCTGATGATCTCTATATCGTGGATGGAATAAAGATATTTAGAGGGAGCAAGGCAGAACCAGTTGATCTGAATGAAGCCGCTGACACAGCCGAAGAAATGCGAGATAAGAAAACTCAAAAGGTACTGTTTGACAAGTGGCAGGCAGTCGCCACAATACAACGTTTCCAGAAAAAGTGGGGCAAAGATAAAGTCGATGGCTATAATTTCACAGGCACCGGCAGGAAGCATCTGTTTCAGAATATACTTCCAATTATAAAAAACAGATGGCTTGCAATCTATAGCGATACTTTGCTGGACTGTTGGAAGGAAAGCTGCACGAATTGTTCGCAAAATATGGTGTGCCAGGAACAGGCGACTCATGAATTACTGCGGGAACTCCAGGGCTTGCAGTGTGATTCTGATTTTAACGTTACGCATGGCAATCGCGGCGACGATGTTACTGTGGGGACGGCATTGGCATTGATACCGGCGGCAGAAGGTAAAACGCCCGACACGAAGGAATACAAAGGCTATAGACTATGAGATCTCTGTTCAGGAAAGCAGCGCAAGAAACTCTACCGCCAGTTACGGATGGGCGAAAAGGCAAGGCGTATGTCATAACGACAACCGATGATGTTGTATCTCTGGAGAAACTGGAAAAGTACCAGATAGAGAAGTTCAAAGTTCCGGGCTTGAATGTAGATCCCGTGGTAATCAGTCAGACGGAGATGAAGCTCAAGGGTCTGGAACTGAAACCGCACCCCTTCGATATGCCGCCGCTGATGGAATTGTGTGAGTCAAACGTAACTCTGGGAGCTATAGTGGCGCAGATAGCAACTGACGTTGCTGGATTGGGTCATACGCTACCGCTCAAGACTGACGCATCCGAGAACGCCGCTGAACTCGCTAAAATAGAGGCCTTCCTGGAAACGCCAAACTCTGAACGGCTTTCCTTGCGATACATACTAAAGGCGCTGTCCGATGACTGGGGTTGTCTTGGAAATTATGCTCTGGAAGTTATTTGGAATGCTAAGGACGAAGTTCAGGAAATTCGACATCTGCCTGTGCATAATATCTGGGTACATAAGGACGGGAATAAATATGCCAGGCTCACGAAGACCAAGCAGAAAGTAAACCAGCGATGGTATAGGCGTTTCGGATATGAGAACCAGGTTAATCAGGAAAATGGCCATGAAGGAACTATTGGATTCCAGCAGCGCGCGACTGATATTATCTATATGCACGACTACTATCGCAAATCGAAATACTATGGCGTCCCGAAGTCGATAACATCGCTTGGCGAGGTGCTTTCTCTGATAGGCATACGAGACTTCCATCTGGGCTTTCTCAGAAATAACGGAGTCCCTGCTTATATGGTACAGGCAAAGGGCGAGTGGGATTCGTCTAACGTCCTCAAGGCGATCAAAGAGTTTATGAATAAGGGTGTATTACGAGGCGGGGAATCTTACGCTACCCTGGTCTTGGAAGTTCCTGGCGGTGAAGGGAATGGATTAACATTTGAGCCGCTGACCGTTAAGTATGGAGAAACAGGTAACACATTCCGCGTATACAAGAAAAGCCTTCAGGAAGACGTATTGAGCGCGTACTCCATGCCACCCTATAGGATAGGGATTGCCGAGGTAGGCAAGCTGGGCGGTACCAACATAATACCAGCTACGAAGATATACAAGAACGCTGTGGTCAGTCCGTTGCAGATGAGTCTCGAAGAGATGATCAACATGGTTCTGCGGGAAGGCCTGGGCGTTGAGTCATACAGATTCGACCTGAATGAGATGGACGCTAGCGACGAGATCACGCCACAGGACATTGACAGGCTGAGGCGCACCGCCGTTATAACAGCAAACGAGGGCCGGATGCTCCTAGAGCAAAAGACGCCGATGGAGTTAGCGCCATACGAAACCGGAGATATATTCCATATTGAAGAGAATTTGATTCAGGAGGGTGAGGTTGAGCCTTCTACCGATGGATCGGGGGGATGAGAAGTGATGATCAGAGATGCTCGTAGAGTAGATGGTGACAAAGCGATAATAGCATCAATGTATGTCAATCAGGTATGGAACATAGCCTCAGGTAACGGGCCGCTATCCAATTTAGCTCATCGTGATTTGAAACGTCGCAGAGTATCCGACGAAGTAGCTGAAGATTTAACTGTCCGACTACGAGAAATGCGGAATAGTAATCTGGGCAAAATCAAACTACGAATGATGAGAAAGAATCTAAAAGCAGAGCAGGAAATAGGGCGGATACCGCTTTAGCCCTGTGAGGGAATTTCAAATGTGTCAGGACGCAACACTACATAAAACTATAGACCCGACAGCCCCAGTGCTTCTACCGCTTCACATGCAAAAGGGCGAATCCGACGAGGTGCGCGCCCTGAAGCGCAAGATCCGCCGGAAGATGATCGAGGCGGAGCGCGAACTTCTCGTGGCTGTGAACAAATGGATGAAGGCACTGACTGAGCAGGTGATGGAGGGTTACGACACAGCGGAAGATACCACGATATTCAAGGCTGATGGCGTGGACATCTTCGTTGAGGGCCTGGTTGACTGGGAGCTTGCCGTTGCAGGCGGTATCGCTATCACGAAGCCTGCTATATCGAACGCATTTGGCGCTGGCGGGAATATAGCCTTTGACCTGGTGGGATTCGTGCCGTTCCCGTTTGATCCGCTGAAGGTAGCCTCCGCAGCTCTCGTTGATGAAATCTGCTCCAATATGGTGACTGCTGTTACTGACGAGACTCAACGAGCGATCAATCAGGTTATCAGGAAGGGTATCGAACAGGGCAAAAGCAGATTAGCTATCGGTAGGGAACTCAGGCCGAAGGTTGGGCTTTCACAACAGATGATCGGATGGTCTGCAAATAGGGAAGAGAAGCTTTTGATAGATGGCTTTTCACGAGCGCAAGTTGACAAGAAGATAGCCGCCTATGATCGTAAGTTACACCGTATCCGTAATGAGAGCATAGCAAGGACAGAATCCGCCAGGGCGATGAACGCGGGACAACTACAGGGCTTCGCTGAGGCTGGTGTTGAAAAGGTGTTTTGGTTTGCTCTGTTTGACAGATGCCCTATATGTGATCCGCACGATGGGGAAGAGTTTACGATACGCACCAGTCAAGGAGTGCTTCCGTTCCATGTGCAATGCTATGATAAATTAACTGAAATGTATACAGAACACGGATGGCAGCCCATTAAGGATGTCGAAAAAGGAACGTCGGCATTAACTCTTAATCCCGAAACTAAAGACCTCGAATGGCATGATGTCGTTGCGACAACCACGCATCACGAAAGCCATTTATACCATATCACCAACCAGCAGCATTCGGTTGACATGATGGTTACGGAAGACCATCCATTTTTCATATATAAGCGTGTACAAAAGGATGGAACCAGGCGGCTAGAACCGAGGGTTGTGGACGGAATACATAACCTCGACAGCGAGTCCGCGTTCTATCTATCTTCGCAATGGCAGGGCAATAATCCGCTGATAATCCCCGTCAACGGGCTTCAATTCAGGGCGGATGAATATTGTGTTCTGATGGGCTACTATCTATCCGAAGGGAGCGTAGTCCAACGAGAATCGGGACGCTATCAGATTAGTATTCACCAGCAAACTCACTTATTCGAGATGTGGGATGATCTCAAGAATCTTCCGGTTAGAAAGCTCTGGCTTGGGAAAAACAAAATTTACATTCCTGATAATTTACTCGGTGAACACCTTATGCAGTTCGGGAAAAGTCACGAGAAATTTATTCCTGATGAAATCAAGCGACTGGCTCCGCAATATATCAGAATATTTCTTGATGCTTACAGGCTTGGTGACGGAACGGTTAGAAAAGGAAAGAACTGGAAGGACGCTAAGTTTGCCGATAGCGCTTCATACTGTACTTCATCAAAGCGTATGGCGGATGATCTTGGTGAATTGATTATAAAGAGCGGTAAAGCAGTCAGTTATCGTCTTGAAGCGCGTGCTGGTCGGATGCAAGAATTTGCGAATGGTACATATATGATCAATCACGATATTTGGTTAGTATATGAATTGACGAGTAAATACAGGATGTTCACCAATATGAATACACAAAAGGTCGAATATAATGATTACGTTTATGACGTTGAAGTCGCCCAGAACCATACAATACTGACCAGGCGAAACGGTAAAGTTGTTTGGGGGAGTAACTGCCGGTGTATGTGGTTGACAGAGAAGTTTGCCAGCCAGGGACCGAAGCTGGAAGCGGCATAAGGAAGAGGAATCGCGATGAAACGCATCGAAGACAAAGAATTAGTACCAATCGAAGACCTAACACAGGACGATGTGACGAAAGCCGAGTCCGCTGACCTGCTAACGTATCGCTTGAAGTTCTGCCAGGTATTCAAGAAACGGGAGCGAGCGAATAAGCCTACAGATATGATGTTGCCCGGTTATGCGTTCCTGGCGGCGGAAATGAAAGATCGCGGGCTGGTCTGGAAATCGCAAGAGATTGATCTGGAGTTATTTCGCGCACAGATAGCGGTCGGATTGAAGCCGCGTATCCCGGACGAAGATAACGAATCGGAGGAAGAGGAGGTCATTCAGGACGCTCCTGATATAGAGAAAGAAGCAGTAGACGTAAGTATCATATCCAAATCGGATGATGATGAGCGGATAGTGTTCGGCGTGGTTTACGAGCCGGACGAAGAGGACACACAGGGCGATTACGCCACAGCGGAAGAGATACGGAAGGCCGCGTATAGTTTTATGGAGAACGGCCAGACGTATCACGTTATGCACAAAGGCGCTGCGGTTCCTGTATGCGTCCTGGAGTCCTATCTTGCTCCTGTCGAGTTCCAGATGGGGGAAGAGACGGTTAAGAAAGGAACGTGGCTGCTAGGGTCCAGGATTCCCGAAGGGGAGATGTGGGCTGATATAAAGTCCGGCGAACTGGCCGGATATTCGATGGGCGGCACCGGGGACAGGGTATAGAGCCGCAAGTTCTAAGCTGTAGTTGAGATCGCTATAGGGCGGATGCTCAAGCTGATAGTTAGAAGCTAACAGTTTGAGTGTCTGCCCTATTTTTGTTGGATTTTCGCAACCTTACGCTAAAGAGCGCGGAGGTAATTATGAAGAAAAAGAAGCAGTTGAAAAATATGGACATCGATGAGGTCAGTCTTGTGGACAGGCCTGCTAACAAGCGCAAGTTTCTGCTTATCAAGCGAGAAGACGGCGAAGTTACTGAATTGACGATCAAGACTGACGGCACTTTCGATGGTACGACCTTGTCCGTCAACGGTGAAGAGGCAGACGACCTCAAAGCTTTCTGGTTTTCGTTATGGCCCCCGGATGATTTCGATCAGGGCATGATGATGGGAAGCTACACCGTATCGGAGACGGACGGAGCCGAGTTTGATCAAGAGACAACGTTTAACCTGAAGAAAGGAATGAACACGATGAAACAGATCACACTCGGAGCATTATTGAAATCACTTAACGTAGACGCCGCCAGTCTGAGCGAAGAACGTACAGCCGAGGTGGAGTCTTTACTGAAATTCGTCAACATGATGCCGCCAGAAGATGCAGCAAGCGCGCTGAATATCATCAAGGCGTCATTGGTTAAGGAAGAAACGCCAGCAGAAGGCGAGCCTCCAGCCGCTGATGAGACTGCAGAAGAGATGGATCCGGAGAAGGTCGTGGAGATCAAGTCTGCAATGACGCAGCTTAACGAGATGCTTCCTGAAGGCGAGAGGTCTGTACTGAAGACAGCGGAACCGGACAAAATGGATGTTATCCTTGCCGCTATCGCTGGCATCAACAAGACCGAAGATCAGAAGCCTGCCGATAAAGACGCTGCGCCAGATTCGGCGGCGGATATTCTGAAAAGGCTAGTCAAGGTAGAGAAGACTACCGGCGTCACTGATGACGAAGACGAAGAAGCCGAAGAGACGCCGACTCCAATGGAGCTATACACTAAGCTGACTAAGGAAGACAAATTGGCCAAGTTCGGCACACTCTACGGCAAAACTCAGGCTAACATGGGCTTCGATCTCAAGGAGTATTTAGAAGGTCAATAGGCGGCTTTTGTCGTCTGTTTTAATATAAATAAGAGGTGAATCAAATGCTATCAAATGAAAATCTCCTGCGTGGTTTGCGTAAAGACGACCTGCTGAAAAGCACCGTGTCTTTACCCAATATAGCGCTTGAAGCCGAAGAAGCTAACGCCTTCATAGATGTAGTCTATGATGAATCTGTGCTATGGAAAAACGTCAACTTCATTCGGATGAATAAGAACGAGAAGAACATCCGGCATCTGGGTATTGATGACCGGATTCTGTTCGCTGGCACAATCCAGCAGGCGGACTACGTGACAACGCTGACCGAGAATCTGATCGGCCTGGCTGCTAAAGAGCTTGTAGGCATTATACCCATCAAGGACGTTGACCTTGAGGATCTGCCAGAAGGTCCGGGATATTTCGATCACGTCATGGACATGGCTGCAAAGAAGATCTCCAACGAGCTTGAGGAAGTGGCGCTCATAGGTGACACCTCAACAGCCAGTGGGTTCGGAGCCAGAGATGCAAGAAAGCAGATGGACGGCTGGTTCCGCCAGCTTGACAACAGCCAACTTACTGGCACCGAGACATACAACAACACCGTCACAGGATCAGCCGTCATGCTTGATGCTTCAAACACAATCAACGGCGGAAACTATGGCGACCATACTGGCGATTATCAGCTTGCCGGTAACATTGCAGAACAGGACGATACAAGCGGACGTTGGGAATTCAAGATGGCGAAGATGATCAGGAGCCTCCCAACAAAGTACCTGCAAAAGTTCGGACTCAACGAACTGAAGCTGTACATGGCGCCTACAGTAGAGTCGATCTATGTTGAGGCCCTGGAAAGCAGAGCGACCAAGTTTGGCGATGACGCCATACAGGGCGGCCAGGTTATGCGGTATCATAACAGGCCAATAGTATCCACGCCGTCAATACCACTGACTATGGAAGCTACCAGCGGCAACATCACGAAGGATAACTTCGACGCTACCAATGGTACTTACAGTTTTGTCCTGTACACCCCGTCGGTCAACCTGGCAGTGGGTATGCAGCGCAACATCAAGATAGAGCTTCAGCGGGACGCCATCAACAGGCAGACCTATATCGTTTATACGATCAGGTTTGACGCAAAGGTTGAGGACGTGGCTGCCGCTGTAATACTCAAGAGAGTGGTATATGACGCTGATTTCAGTCAGTAGTAATCGCTGACATTCAGTAACAGGTGATCTTATGTTTATAATAGAAAACAATGGCGTCTCCCGTAAGTTCTCTATCAACGGGCGGCCATATTTCATGAGAAGAGGCGGGATCAAGCGTACTGATGATCGCGAATTTGCAGAAGCTATGAACGCACAGCGTCATGTCATAGTCAGAGGGCTGGATGATATTGACAACATGAAGATCGGCGCTCTCAGGCATCATGCAAAGGTTCGCGGCGTAACGCTTAAGCGCGGTGATAAAGCCAACGATATAAGGTTGAAGCTCCGCTCCCTCGCTTCCTAATATGAAAGAGGTGTAGATGTAATGGCTGAGGAATTTAATGGCACTCTTGACGCCGGGCTTGCATCAACTTTGAAGACCGGCTACGAAACGGATCAAATCCATGTATCGAAAACAGGTAACGACAGCAACGGCGGATCCAGAATAGCTCCGTTGCTCACAATCACCGCCGCGTTTGCTGCTGTAACCGCCGCAAAGAAGACCATCCGCGTAGGGCCTGGAGTCTACGAGGAGGCTGCTGGCTTGACGTGGCCGACGATCAGCGGCGTGAAACTCATCGGTGATCATCCCAAGTGGACGACTGAGATCGCTCTCGCTTCAGGGCACGGCGCTGATCAGGTGATCAACGTCGCTCCTGGCGTCCAGACCTCCACTTTCGAGCTAACGATAATGAATCTCCGGATCAACCATGACGAGGCGGGGCTTGACGGGATACTGCTCAATAATACGTCAATGACCAAGAAACTCAACGCCTATCTGGATGCTGTTGGCGGAGACGCCGATTCTGATAGCGATTCATTTATCACGCTAACTCATACTGATACGGATAACGCCATTCGTATCTATTGGGGAGGCCCGCGCAACGGTGAGGTCGATGGTCGCATAGCCTGGAACGTTGGGAACGCAGGCGACAGACTCTATGTGGAGCAGGCATACCTCATGGGCGGCATCGTGGTCGGCGCTGGAGCTATTGCAGCTACTTTGCGCTTGAGAGACTGCGTCGTGAAGCACGCTGGGGTCACTGGTGGCAATGCAGCGACCCTGGTAACGACCATGAGTTGCTTCTCACTGACAGGCACGACTTTCGCCGCTCTTGATGGCGACGACATCGCTGGCTCAATCACAGGTGAGCTTATCCTGCCGTAAATACTGAAGCAGGACAACGTAGATACTATGGAGGGTATTATGGCAAAAAGAAGAAGGATCATCGAATACCGCATCAAGGACTATAAGGCAGCAGGAGTCAAGAAGGGCGACCTTGATGGTGATATTCTGGAAACCAACGACAACGCCCTGGTCGCAAAGCTACGCAGATTGGGTGATAGCGCAGCGATGGAACTTTCACGGGAAAGGGCGTCCTAAGACGTCAACCAGAGATGGGCGGTATGGTAATATCTCGTACCGCCCATAAATCCAGGTGATTAGTATGAGGCCTGAAGCGTTATGGAAGATAGACCGATCAAAAAGCATAGAATTCAAGATCTATAATCACGTCATGCCTGATTATTTGGCGATGCAAGTATTCAGGGAACGAGCAACTGGGTTTCTGCTTACTAAATCACATAGAAGGATGATACTATGAAAAGACTAAACAAACTACTTGCAATACTGATTGTCTTGGTATTGATGTTCGGGTATACAGTGCCTGGGGCTTATGCCTACGGCAAGGCTAATATAGACGTGAGATCCAGCACTATTCGATCTGCTGCTATATTGACGACTGGTTACGTCGCCAGTTCACCTATACGGATCGATGATCGCAATCAGCTTAACTTGCTGGTATCGTTTACTGTTGGCAGTTCGACGGGATCCAAAATCATTGCAGAGGTGCGATACGAAGATTCAGATACGTGGTTTCAAACACAGGTCGCATCAGTTAGCGCGGCGGGACTGGTCACACTTACACCCGCTGAATACACGAAGACGATAACAGACGATTATGTAATAGATATTCCTGTCTCGTATTACGAGGTTAGGGTGAGCGCCAAAGCTTTGGGATCAGGCACTGGCACGTCAATGTCCATAGTATTGAGTGAAAGCACGCATTAAGGAACGACATGGCACGAACTACAATGGCTCACATCCTAGCGCATCTGCGGCTCAAGTTAAACGATTCGGGGTCTTCTATCTGGACGGATGACGATGAGCTGCAGGTATATCTAGATATCCACAGGCGGAGGCTTTACCGTGTCAGTTTGGATGTTGATCAGGACTGGCAAGTATTTGAGGCTAGATTCACTATGCTTGAGGGCGCTACTGATACATGGACAGGAACGGGCGACCCGGAAGAAGTGATCAACATCTGGGATCGGCCAGGTCGCGATGCTACGTTCAAGACACCTACGAGTTATAATCTGGTATCAGGTACGTTCAAGTTTGACTCTGAGCAGAACCAACAGCCGTATTATTTGGACGCCATGAGCTACAATGTGTCGGGGGCGATGGCTGAGGCTTATGAGCAACTTGCGGGAGATCCGACTAGAGCCGAACAATGGTCGCGCGGCGGCGTAAGTTATACATACGCGAGCTTGCTGGACATGGCTAAAAGATTTAGACATTCATCAGGGACAGATAAAGGGAGGCTAGTATGATGAGGCCAACTATAAAGAAGCTATTGAAAATATTGATAATCCTGTCGTTACCAATAGGCCTCGCTGTTGGATCCACCTTACAGAATCCACGCGGATTCAGGAACATCGCAAGTCTTCTGGGCGACCTCGGATCTGCTGTGATAGGGACAGCGGATCAGATTACTGTTACTGATAATGGCGATAATACGATCACGCTGTCAACGCCATCGGTAACCAGATATTTCACTAACCTGGTATCGAAGCAAGCTGATAGTTCTGCCAGCGGCGCAGTAACTGTCATTGCAGACCATGATGGGACAGGGAATAAGTCTTACTTACAAGTCAGTTCAGGGTCAGGGGCGGAAGCTGGTGTTATAGTATTTGAGTATATCGTTCCTGATTTCTGGGTCGCATGGACTGGAGCGAATAGCATCTCCATCTGGACACGGAGTTCCGACTTCGCAAACTGTACGTTTGTGGTAACGATGGAAGATGGCTCTGGGAATATTGACGCCACTATCTCCGGTAGCGACATCGCTCCTGGATCTGATAATACCTGGGCAGAGACGACTTTGGAACCTGGATCTGCTGTTACTCCTGGCGAGACTATACGATTGATATTTACAGCCACTAATGCAGATGCTAACGATACTAGCTGGCTGGCAACCGATGTGCAGATTTCATATCTGACGAATAATTAAAGGAGTGTAATGATGCGTAAGATAATCCTTGCAATTATATTGGGTGTAGTGTTGCTAGTTGGCAGCATTTACTCGATGACGATCAATCAAGTAGACACAGCATGGAAGGCTGGCGACCTGGTTTACTACGCTCCGCAGGAGATATACGACTATATGCAGGAGCGGCTTGGGTCAGTTCCCTGGCCACCCTTCACAGGTGATACCATAGTCCCGAATAATATTATAGAAGATACGAGAACGAACAGAGACTTAGTTGACGGGAATGTAGTGGAGAGCCACGAGGCGCTTGTTGATGGTCAATGGATGCCGGTCGGAAGGCTTTATATATCTTTAACGGCTTTCAAGGCAACGTTAGCGGCGGCGTTTGTCTCTCATTCCGCAGCGTTAGAAGCAAGGGCGGCGCTTGATCTTGTCTATGCCGATTCTGTGCTTAATATAGGCACATCCGACATGACGCTCACAGAAGCAAGCCTTGATTTCGGAAGTTCTACAACTGAATTGACTCTGGATATAGGTAACGATGGCGATGCAAGGTTGAATTGGTCTACCGCTGTATCGCCTGAAAACATGGCATCAAAGATAGACGTTGATCCTGCTGAAGGCCAGATACTTGCCGCCGGCGATCCCGTCACCATAACCATAACAGTTGATAGATCTGGCGTTCCCGCTGGTGATTACGAGGCGACAGTGACGTTCACCGGTGATCAGGGCGTTCAAGTGGTTACGCTCACTATAAACGTACCATAGGGCTGTGAATATGAGATACCGATTTACAATATCCATAGCGTTCTTTCTAGCTTTCCTGTGTGTCTTTGGCGCGGCAGATGGTCAGATTCTGCTTGAGAAGGAATGGCGGTTTATAGATCTAACACCTACTGATCTTACGGATGAGAAGGCTATCCATATACTGCCTTATGTTGGTGGAGCTAATAATGACGACTTGCAAGAAGAAGCCGGCAGCGCGTCGTTGAACAGCGCGGTGGTGGCGGAGAACTGGAACGCTAACCAGATGACTATCCTCTGTTGGGTGAGATTGAACTTCTCCCCTGGAGATGGTATAGATCGCTATATACTTGAGACTCGTAAGTCTGCCGGTTCCAATAGGTTCTTTATTCATGTTGACACTGCGGGACTGTTGGAATTTTTAATTTTAGATAAAGATAGTACACAGCATAAAGTCGAGTTTGATATAACCGGCTGGTCTGCTAGTGAATGGCATCAGATAGCTTGTCGCTTAGACTTCAAAAATGATGAAATTGAACTCTATACGGACGGGGTAAGCCGTGATGCCGTACCCGATAATGCACTCTCTAATGATAGCATGGATGATCTCGGAACCACTGTTCATATTGGGGCGGATAATAACGGCGCAAGCCAACTCAACGGCGCACTTACAATTTTGGTGTCAAAACGAAGTTGGGACGATTCGGAGATCCTTGCGGATTATGATTCTGGATCAGGCACACCTTTCGTGGTATCGCCAGATACGATAATGTTGGGAGATTTTTCGCAAGAAGGCACAGGTATCGTCTATCACCCTGGTCAACTAGCTATATCGTCCATATCAACAGTGACGTTGACGCTGACTCAAGCCGCTGATACGAAGTTGGTAGCTGGTGAAGAAGTAGTCGTTTATGATGACGACGATCCCGCTAACGTGGTATATACAGCCGTTGCTACTGTATCAGGAGTGACCGTCACCGTTGACGACTCATGCGCCGCTGTATCAGGAACCAACAAGACGATCACTCGTAATTTATGGGTGGATGGCGACCAAGAGAGTTCCAGCACAGACAATGTATCGGCAGGCGCAAATCAGACCATAACCAAAGACACCAGCGTTGTCAAGTTCGACGGCCAGTCCTTGAAGGATGTATGGGCCGCCGCTGACGACAACGACGAGTCAACGCTTGCCACAATGACGCTTGTTAGTGGGGGCGACTACACATCACGCCTATGGCTACGTCCTGATCAGATGCACGACGATTCAACGATATGGGCAGACTATGACGGCAGCGCAACGCCTATACTGAGTCGTGAGATAGGGAAGTCGCTTGATGACCGCGGCAATTTTGCGCGGGCGTTTGATCTGGATGCGACGGCGCAGGCCGATGGTGGTAATATTCACAATATAGGAACCAACGATGTTGGGGTTTGGGCTTGGGTAAAAATAGATACAGATAGTGGCACCGGAGTTATTCTAGGGAAATGGAACAGTAGTCTTAATACGCCAGGTTGGTATTTCTTCACTGACGGTAATGGCCGGCCTAACATTCGGCTAACCGACGGAGACGGCACTAGTGATTCAGCGGTCAGGGGGGCGATAGATCTACGGGATAACAAATGGCATTTTGTTGCAGGATATTTGGATAGAGATAACATTGGCGGCTCGAAGGTATTTGTTGATGGCGTTGACGATACCACGATAATAACTGATACAGGTGATTCTACAGGCACAGCGTCCAATGCAGGCAATTTTTATTTGGGCAGAAGGCAGGACGACACGGCGATCACTTTCAATGGCGAAATGAGAGATGTCGGGATAGCCTACCCCGCCGACATAATGGCAGCCAACGAAATGGGCGCGGCTGGAGAGATAGCTAATCTGTATAACAACCCCGGTGATCCTAGCCAGTGGCCTAACGCAGAGGGAATATATCTGTGCAATGATAATGCCGCTGATACTGTAGTGGCAGATAACTTAGGCGTAAACGATCTGACAGCAAGCGCGAATACTGACACCTTTGCGGTGCTGAACTGGAAGTATTACGAGATGGCTTTCGAGGCTGACCAGGCGGCTATCACGTTGAACTTGAGAATAACAGGCGCAGGCGCGGGCACTAACTCAGCTACTGTGTATGTGGACGAGGGTGAAGTGCTGGCCCAGTTAGTAACGCAGCCAGGGTGTGAAGCCGCTGATGGCAATGCGCTTCCGACAGGGTGGTCAGATACAGGAACACCGGATGCTGACGAGACGCAGACTGATACCGCGGAAAAGCATAGCGGCGCGTCGAGTATTTTGCTGAATAATTGCGACGCTAATGAAGGCGTGACTCAGGACGTGACGGTTGTAGTTGATAACTATTACACGTTCAGTTTCTGGGAGAAGAACAACGCGCAAGATATAAACGCAGTTCTTTCGGGCGCTGCGGTCACTACTATAGACATCACGGGCGATAATAGCTGGACAGAACATAGCTTCACATTCAAGGCTGCCACAACTACACTGACGATTAAGTTCACCAGTGGAGCCGCTGATCAATCGAGTTGGATAGACGATGTTACCGTTACCCGCAACGACACGCGGGCGGCTAATACGGCAACAAAGGGTGATGGTTTGATCCCGTTAGATATGCCATATTTCCCCGCTGATTTCCAGTGATAGGAGAATCATGAACACCGAAAAGCCGATAATGGGTATCGCGTTAGTTGTCATGGTGACAGAGATAATCATGCGGTTCACCGGAGATTCATTCGACAAAAAGCGCTTTGCCCCGCCTGTAGCTGTCATAGTAGGAATTGTCTTATCCGTGGGCGATAGTTTTATCTATGGAGCAGGCGTCTGGTATGTGATGCTCTGGGAGGCTGTTATCAGAGGGATCGGCGTCGGGGTAGGTGCGGTAGGCGCTCATGCGACATGGAAGAATTATAGGAACACCGAATGAGGATCAGATGAAATATATCATCCCTTTAATTTGCTTGCTCATAGTGGTAATTGATGTAGATTATGAGCATGGTTCTGATATTTGGTATGCCATTAAGCAGGAATTACCACGCTCCAATATTCAACTAGTATTGATTAATAACGGGCAGAACGGTTTGCTTCAGGGCATTGGATGGGCTGTTACCAACCGCGCTGATGTTATATGTATACCGCTAGTGACATCAACATACAGCCGAGATGTTGAGCGTAGCATCATTAAGGCTGGTGAGCAAGAAATTAAAATAGTTGCGCCACTATGGAACAAAGACTTTTTGTATAGACTGAAAATGAGGATGGGTATAAATATGGATCTGGTATATCCTGCTTGTTATCCAGGAGTCATTAAAGCCAACGGCAATAGACGTGGTAATTCCTTCGCATCAGCTATTGAAGCCGCAGGGATTTATTGAATCGGTAACCATAAAGGAGCCATATAATGAACGATCCACGGACGATCATACAGATTGACGAAGCGTCACACAGTCAGGCAATGAGCGTATTGAATATAGAACGACAGGAACTACTCTATCACCGTAAACAGTCGGTGGAATTGGGACAGCGGATACAGAATCTGACGAAGCAGCTTGCTGAAGCCCAAGCAAGGATTTCTGAGCTTGAAACTGCGGCGCTAGCAACTACGGACGAAGGACAGGACGAGGCGACAGGGCAGTAATGGCAAAACGCGCCGTCTGTCGTTTTGCGTGGACGGTTGGGTGGCTCCTTAGCCGTCCGCCTCTGTTGCTTGGAGATGCGATATGATAGACATAAACGCAATTACCAATGAATATTACCCTAAAACGTTGCGGCGAGTCGGGATAGCCATTCCTACGCAAGATGTTGAGGATGTTACGCAAGAAGTATTTGCTTCTCTATATCAATCTATCGCGTCATTTAAAGGCGATTCTTCCTTTAGTTCCTGGTTTTACAGTATAGTTAGTGCCCGGATAGCTGACTATTACCGTAAACGAAGCAGAACGATTCCTCTGTTCGACTCAGAAACCAACCATGCAATAGCAGTTCCAGCATGGAATGATTTGGAAATATCTGATTTGATTCAACAATTACCGGAGCAGTATCGGGATGTTATCTGGAGACGCTTTTATCTAGGCTTGAGTTATGTGGAAATAGCAGATGAAGATTCGCGGACATATCAATCAGTCCGCTCCTGCGGTAGGCGCGCCATTAAGTACATTGGGCGTCAAGACTTGGTGGAGAGGTATTGATATGAGAATCGGATTTGTGAGTTATTGGTTTGAACGGGGTCAGGCTTACGTCACCAAGAATGTGATACAGGCCATACAAGATGACTGCGAGGTATTTGTATTCGCCAGGAGCGCGGGGATTCTCAAGACAGATGGTGAGTGGGCGATCCCGAATCTTACCACGCATGATCAATACCAGATACCGAAACACGTCCTGAGAAAGTGGATAACCGATAATAATCTGGACGCGGTCTTTTTCAATGAAGAATACGATCTTAGATTAGTCTACATGGCCAAAGAGATGGGCGTCAAGACTGTGGGGATCTATTACTGGGAGTTATTCGATCCGAGAACGGCAGGGCCATGCAATACCGCCTACGACGCTATCATCTGCCCGACTAAATGTAGCTTTGAGAAGTTCAAGAGCTTTGGTATGACAAACATTCACTATATCAAGTGGGGTGTTGATCTGGATGTGTTCAAGCCGGCAATCAGAGAGCCAAACGAGAAGGTGCGCTTTTTCCATCCGGCGGGATGGGGCGGGATGCACAACAGGCGCGGGACTGAGTTTGTGATCGACGCGTTCAGGATGATGGAGAACGATAACGCGGAGTTATTCATTCATAGCCAGAAGGTATTGACTCGCGAAACTCAGGATATAGATTTGCATTGCGGTACAGTGTCCAGAGAAGAACTTATCAACATGTATCAGGAATCTGACGTTGCTATATTGCCTTCTAAGTGGGAGGGTTTGGGTTTGACGTTCCTGGAAGCTATTGGATGCGGCTTGCCGATCATCACGGTATGCGCTCCGCCAATGAATGAGTTTTTGGATTGGGGAGAGACAGAAGACTTTACAACCGGGTACTGTTGCAGTATAGCGCATGAGAAACAATATCCAGATATATTCGTTCCGGGGATGTTCCCAAATATAGCGGATATGGCGGGGCTGATGGATGCCATTACCGATAGAGCCTTGCTTGAGGGGATGCGAAAGGCCACTCTATTCCGTCGGTCTGAATGGGACTGGCGGGAGAATTCCCAACCATTGAGGAATCTCATTCTGGAGTTGGGGAAAAATGCTGGAGGAAACGAGAGGGGAATGGGGAAAACCGATCTGGATGCAATAACGACGCTGATCCAGAATGAATGCCCGTCGGTGAATTCCGTGGAAATAGACACGCAGGAATACGCCAGATTCCATAAGATATGCGCTGATCCGATGATCAGTGGCGAAGTCCTGGACGTGGGATGCAAGCATGGAACGCTGACCATGATGTTAGCTGAAAATTACCCATGCGTCGGTGTTGATAAGAATGCGGCAAATATTGAGATATGTGAAAAACAACGAGAAGTCAGAGGCTATTTCCCTGATGTAATTCCGTTTCACCAAGCAGAGATAAAGTCGTTACCGTTCGATGATGAGACCTTTGGCACGGTGATACTCGCTCAGGTGATCGAACATTTACGGGATCCCGAAGACCTCAAAGAACTCATGCGGATCTTACGTCCCGATGGGTGCCTGATAATCACGACCAACGTTGGCTTTGCTCACTGGGATCCAGATCACCGGTGGTTCTTTCTGCCTGATAAAACGTATGAAATGCTCCGGGGCGGATGGTTCTTTATGGAACGAAATGGTGAGCCTGCGTTTATGAAGCAAGGGACAGTAGTTCCCTTTGGCGCCTTTATCGAGAAGTATACAGGGGAATCCTATGGCTATCAGGTGTACAACAATCATGACAATCCGCATCACAGTCTTGAGATATACGCGCGGGTATACAAGGATGAGGCAATATTGAAACCATTCCCAGAGCTGCCAGGCGATGAGGTTATCATGGAGGATTATAGTAGCGTGAAAATCCAGACTACACACGCTACTGCTGCATTATGAAACCAATGCTCTTACTAGGAGCCGAAAACAAAGGGATTGAACCATTAAGGCTGAATCTTGGGTGTGGTCAAGATATACGACCTGGATATGTCAATATAGACAGTCACCAGTTTTCCGGCGTTGACGTCGTTACGGATGTATCGCGCTTAGGCTATCCTGATAATTCAGCGGATGAAATATTAGCGTCTGATATTATTGAGCATTTCCCAGGACAACAGACCGAAGCAATACTGAAGGAATGGCTGAGGGTATTGAAACCTGGTGGGTTGTTTACCATCCAATGTCCAGATGTCAGGGTACTTGCAGAAGCATTATTGTCCGGCCAGATTACAACCCAGGAATTCTCCCGCAGAATTTATGGCGGACAAGACTATGAAGGCAACTTCCACTATGCTGGTTTCGACATGGAAGGGATGATGCGCCTCCTTGCAGACTTGGGCATGGACGTTGTGTTAAATACACGATCATCTAACGGGAATCTATTATTGTCGATGCAAAAGAAAGCACAGAAACGGATAACTCCACGGGTGGGCGTCAAGCGAATCCTGTTTCTCAGAAACAGGAAGAACGTCCCTGAAAGCTATAATTATAACCTCAATTATGGATGGGTTAAGTGCGGTGTAGACGCGGGGCTATACGAAGCCTATGACTGGTATATTGATGACATACCGACGGGCGAAAGGTTCAATAAATATCTGGCAGAATACGAAATAGATTGTATCATATCTCTGTGCGCTTCTGAGTCATTGTTTATTGAATTCAATGCGATGGAATGGTTGCCGCTACTGTACAAGGCGGACGTTCCGGCGATTCTCAGATCCAGCGATGCTTGCTATCATTCGTGGCGGGAACCTTTCTATCAGGTATGGGATTACATTCTGTATAATTGCGCGGATAGGGATGGTAGCTATCCAGATAACGGAGATTTTATTCCGTGGTGTATTGATGTAGATAAATATACACCGGTATGGGGTGGCGATCAAATCGTTATGGCTTGTTCTACAGGCCTGGCGTATCCTTTACGGGAAGCATTGCGAGATCTGAATCAAGACTCTGGTGAATCTCTTTTCCTTGATATGTGTAACATGGCGGACGATCTGAAGGGCGATAAATATATCGAAGCGTTGCAAAGCGCAAGAGCTATTATCGCCACAGGTAGCATACCTTCTCCTGAGACCAAAGGGAAGGTCATAGAGGCGGCGGCATGTGGCGCTCTTGTCATAACGTCGCCTACATCTAATCTTGAGCGGTATTTCAGTGAGGATCAGGTTTTCGTATTTAAGACAGGCAATGAATTCGTAGAGATGTGCAGACGCGTTCAGGAGATGCCTATGGACGAGGTTATCTCAAGACAGAAGGCCGCCTATGAACACGTTTCACAAAACCATGAGTGTCTTGGGTTCGTAGAGGAACACATTTTACCTGCTGTAGATATTGCAGCGAAGGAGCCAAAATGAATGAAGTGCAAGTCGAAAGTAAAATAGAGTTAACCCCTGGTGACGTATTGCTGGTGGAAAAGCCCCGGTTTCCTGGTGCTGATGAAAATTACCAATATATGTGTATTTACGACAGGGAGTATCGCGGGCATGTTGCTAAAGCCGCATGGAGAGTGGGCGCACCAAAACTATGGTATGATCCGGATTGGAATATATTTGAGTTCGATGACGATGACGTTTTAGACAGACTCAATAACGCAACAGGTAAGCATAACGAGCTTGTCGGAAGACTGGCGGACGCCGCGAACATAATAGAAAACACCATCGCCCCTATATTTGGTGATGGTGAATTAGTTACAAGCCAAATGCAGTCATTTCTCGAAAAAGCCTATAGGCTCTGGGTCATGCCGTTCTTGAAATCGGAATACGAGACTTATATGGCGCTTTATTTTCCACCAGCAGATTATGATATTTGTTTCGCATCATCGGAGGCAAGTGCAGTTCCTGAACCGGATGAATATCCAGGAATGACTAGGTGAGGGTAATGAGAAAGAACATCACCGCAGTAATGATCGCCAAGGATGAGCAGGAACACCTTGAGCGATGCTTAACAAGTGTTAAGTCGATCACTGATAAGATCGTTGTGGTTGACACCGGCTCCACTGACGCCACTATGGAGATCGCTCACAGCTTCGGAGCGGAGGTATATCAGCATCTGTGGGCGGACAGTTTCAGCGCAGCTCGTAACCACGCTCTGGAATACGTCATGACCAAATGGGCATTGCAGATGGACGCTGATGAGGAGGTCATACAATCAACTATTCATCATCTGGATAACCTGGAAGATAGTATATCGGCGTATCTGACACCAATCCAGAACAATAACGCTGATGGATCGATGTCCCTACATTACTTCGAGCGGCTTTACCAACCGGAGAAGGTGCGCTATATCTGGCGCGCTCATAACGAGCTAGTGGTAGAAGGCGATACAGAAAAGACGGAATTCACTATACTCCATCATGGTTATGCTCTATCTCCAGATGAGATGCGGAAAAAGTCCGAGCGCACGTTGAGGCTGTTGATGATGGACATTGACGACGCCGGGTATGTCAAGCGGAACGTGGTTTACCTCGTCCAGACGTTGAGATCCTTGCAGAAGTGGGAGAGGTTGATTGAGACAGTTCGGCAGTATGGCCATGTGGTGGACAATGACGAAACCGCTTATCAGATGATACATGTTGCGTTGATGCTCGCTTATGAGGCCATCTCCGATCCGGCCTTAGCGATTCGCGCTGGCGAGGAAATACTTGCCGACTACCCTTGCAATATTGATGCTTTGTTTTCTCTGGCGGTTATCTATCAAGGGCAGGGGCTGTGGGAAAAAGCAGTAGGGGGCTATTTAAGCTACATCAGAAGGCGTAGGCGGCTCCAGTACGGCGGAACGGTAGAGACGATGATATACAGCACATGGGGCAGCCTGCTCACGGCGTTCGCCAGTCTTGGAACATGCCTGGTGAGTCTTGATAGGACCAACGAGGCGGCGTTGGCGTTTTCAAGGGCGGATAGGTTGGCTATAGGCAGATCGGACGAGGAAAACTATATGGCTAATACTGACCAGGTAATCGTCAGGTTGATAGAGCAAGAATCTCTGGTATGTTTAGAGCCTGCTGGATTGACAGACGGAGGTTGGAGTAATGACCTTATCCGCAAGCGTTAAACCTGATGTCCCAAAGATGCTCTTGGACTTTGCGTATGAATTCTGCAACGTGAGCAAGCGAGTCGAGGGGGCATTGAACGATCTTGGTGAGGCGACCTGGACGTGGACGGCTACCGACAGCAATGTCAAGGTAGACATCCAGGAACTGACCGCCAAAGAGGTCAAAAACATTGGCGCAGGCGAAGAGATTGACGCTACACATAGGGCTTTCTTTTTGAGTGGCGTATCGTTTCCGTCTACTTATGCGACAGCGGTAGCGATGCGAGTAGAGGTGGATACCACAGGCGACGGGAACCCTGATTCATATTTCAGGATACTTGACGTGAATAACTGGGCAAGCCACGTCGAGGTGCTACTGGAGCCTACGAAGGACGAATAATGGCAAGTATTGAGCGAAATCTCATGGAGGCTGTACGGGCGGTACTGATAGCCGACGGCACACTGACGGCTTTGGTGCCAGCGACGCAGATCAGGCCAAAGGATTCGCCATATCCTGCCGTGTATCCAGCGATTTCATTATCAGCGCCCGGATCCAGGGCTGGCGGGTTTGCCGGCACTTGGGACGGGTTATTTTGGGTAAGGATATACCATCAGGGAGCCAATCCTTACGGAAGCCTATACGCCATTCAAGATGCAGTTAGAGTGCTATTGGATAGCGAAACGGCATTTTCCGATATTTCCGACAGCGATGTAGGTGTTGACCTTTTTAGGGAAGTGACCGCTTCAGAGGTCATTGTTGAAGATGAAGCGCCTGTAAGGGAAACGTATAGTATTAATATGCCTTATCGCGTGTTAGCGAAGGATAAAACATAGGAGGCTTTCTGATGGCAAACGAACGAGTAACACAGAATTTGGCCATATACGTGGCTGCAAACACTTTAGCGCTAGTAACAGGGTCGGCAACCCAGTTACTGGCGACATCTAACGGAGCCGGTGGGGTCAGTGTTGATGACACTGATATTTTCTGGAGCGGTCAGGGTCTGGTTGACACGAAGGCGCAGTTGATAAAGCGCGATGTTTCTATTGTAGTAGCTGGATTAACCGTCCGACCTGCCACACTTGATACGCTTTTGGGAATCACCGCAAGCGCTACAGCGTCAGTGCATAATGCCGCTGGTAATACAGCGACGGCGAGACGTATACTGAACACCACTGAGAAGATTTATTTCCGGCTGGGACTCAGGTACACCGACTCTGACGATGACGACGCTGAGGAATGGTACTCACCGCGAACACAATTTGTGGGATCCCTTCCGTTCGCGCAGGATAAGGAAAACTGGGATACCCAGGAGATAACGTTCAAGTGCTTTGGCCCGGCCAGCGGCGACGGCACATTAATCGAGCATTTGGATCAGACATCACCATAATGGAAGAAATACAGGGCGTTGACGAAACACGAAAGAATCTGAAAGAGTTTGAGCGCAAGTTGATTAAACGGCTGGTGAACGCTATTGAGCTTGTCGCCATAGCCGTAGCAGATCATATCAAAGTAACGTATCAACGCCCATTGACGGGGAAAGGCTTTACCGACCGGACGGGGGCATTAAGGCAAAGCATAACCCACAAGGTACGCGTTGAGCGCGGTATGATTGTCGCCTACATCTTCGCGGGGATGGAGTACGCTCCGCATGTGGAGTCCGCTCCGCATGTGGAATTTGTAGTAGGTGGCAAATACGCCTTCATGCTTCCAGGTTTTGTTGATATGAAGGGCATGATCATTCCACTGATTATGAAAGAAATGAAGAAACAGGGGCTAATATTAGCCGCATAAGGAGCCAAAAATGAAGACCAACTTTTTCGATATTATCACAGAGGTAACGGACGACAGAGAGAAGGCAACGCCAGCGGAGATCAAGCTGGTTCGAAGTAAACTGTCCGCAAACACCACCCGCCCGATCCCTGATTGCGCTGTTGACGCTAATGGCGAGTATGACTGGGAAAACATTGCAGCTATGGTATGGGTGCGCGGGATGCGTGACAGGCCTGAGTATACATACGAGCAGGCTCTGAAAGATGTCGGCTTACATAATGTCCGCCAGATCCTACCGGAGATATACTTCTATTTCTGGGACATTGCCAGTAAAAAAGACGTGGTTGCTCATTGGAAACGGATCTTTTCCGTGGTCGATTCGTTCGATACTTGCGAAAACTGCCGCAGTAAGAAGGTCAGTACCTGGCGATACTGCGCCATGTGTGGGTATGACTTTATGAATAAGACGGAACCTGAGCGTATAGAGCCAAAGGAAGAGGTAGCGGAAAAGTTGGACCCTACACTTTAGAGAATCAGCTTGAGCATATCGCTGAACTGATTTCATTCGTCTATACTCACGGCAAGGAACCTCTGGAGACTCTCGTTACTCAGTGGTCAGTCGTGAAGTTGGGAACTATAGCAGAGAAGATAGCTGATCGGTTACTTCCTAAAGGCAAGCGTAAGGCTAAAAAAACAGACGAATACGAATCAAGCAGAACAGAGCGGCGCGAGGGCGACAAGACGCATACCAAGACGTTCATCAGTTTCAAGGATATGTTCAAGAAAGCCAAAGAAGGTCGTAATACTACCATAACACAGCGCGGGAGGTTGTAATGTCCGCAGGATTAGGCAGTCTCGGAACGCTTGGGTCGCTCAGAGTCAACCTTGTTATGCCTACGAAGGGCTTTGAGAAGGACGTTAAATCGGCGGATAAAACTCTGGCCGGATTCGAGACTACAACGGGGAAGCGGACGAAGGCGATCAACGCCGGACTTTTGGGTGTAGGCGCCGCCGTTATTACAGGCGTAGCTCTTGCCACTAGGCACTTTGGCAATTTCGAGAAGTCGATGAAGAACGTGCAGGCTGTGTCAGGAGCTACGGCTGAAGAGTTTAACAGGCTGAAAGAATTTGCTATCGAAATGGGGTCAACGACCGCTTTCACCGCGAAGGAAGCTGGCGACGCCATGTATTTCCTTGCCAGCGCTGGGCTGAATGTTGCCGAACAGATGGCTACTACAGCAAGTGTTTTAGACCTCGCCGCAGCTACACAAGAAGAGCTTGCTTCTACCGCTAGTATAGTGGTCAATACTTTGTCAGGTTTTTCTCTTGAGGCAGAAGAGTCCCGCCGTGTAGCTGATGTATTTGCTAAGGCTATATCTACCAGCCAGGCTAGTATGGCAAAGCTGGGGGCGGGTATACCTGTTGTCGCTGCCACTATGCAGGATCTGGGCGTCCCGCTGGAGGCTACCGTAACGGGATTATCCCTTTTATTTGACAAGGGGATACGGGCGGAGCGCGCCGCAACTGGCTTGCGTAACGCAATGAAGCGGCTAATTGATCCCACTGACGAAGCGAAGGATGAGATCGCTCGGTTAGGATTGACTGTAGAAGAACTAGACCCGCGCACCAATAGTCTGGTAGATGTTATCGGGAAATTGGAACAGGCCGGTTTCGACACCGCAGCCTCTATCAAGTTATTTGGCCTTGAAAATGACGCCATGAATTTGCTTGTAGCTACTGGCGCGGAGAAGTTCAGGGCATTCGAGTCTAGCCTCAGAGGTGCGGCAGGCGCAGCGGAGACGATGAAGGATGTGCAGCTTGATAGCTTGAGCGGCTCTATAACGCTCCTGACCTCTGCCGTCGATGGTTTCGTAATATCCTTTGGAGAAACATTTGCACCTATTGTCAGGACTGCGGCCGAGGTGTTGACTGGACTTGTGACAAAGTTTAATAATCTGGGAGATACCACCAAAAGTATTTTAGCATGGACTGTGGCTATCGGAGGTGTCGGGCTTGGCGCTGTTGGCGCGCTAGGTTTATTAGGCACAGCGATCCCGGCTGTAGTAGCAGGCTTTACAGCAATGGCGCCTTTACTAGTAGCCGCCGCCCCTTTACTGGTAGGTATGGTGGCGCTTGGCGCTGCGGCATGGGTAGTCAAACAGAATATGGAGGCGTTGAATCCTGAACTTATAGAGTTCAACTCAACGGTTGGCGCAGCGGAAATCATAGAGAATAGAACATCCAAAGCTATCAAGCTAATTACAGATGAGCTTCAGCGATTAAAAGGTCTGGGTATTGACACTGTTGATTTACAAGTCAGCGATTTAGATATTAGCATGTCAAATTTGCAGGCAACGATCAATGATGAAGGTGGTGTATGGGATAAATTAATCAATAAGATCACTGGCACAAAGACTGAAGTTGGCCTTTTAATCACGCCCACCACAAGCGTCAATACATTGTTAGGCGCTCTTGAAAAACATGCGGGGAAAGCCGCTACGACAATAGATGAATTAAAGACTGGCGTTACTGATGTCAAACAGCCAACAGAAGATGCGGCGGCAGTGACAGAAGATTATGATACTAAACTTGCAAAATTACCGACTACGATGGATACATTCACTAACAGATTTAATACTCTGGCGACTGATACAGCTACTAATTCTCAGGCTATAATTCGAGATACAAGCGAAGCGACTACCCAGGTGATTGAAGGTTGGGGAGAAATACCTCTTGCTGCGGAAGAATCTACCGAGAAGGAATTAGCCATAACAAAAGACCATATAGCGGATATGCGTACAGAACGTGACAGGGCAGCCATTGATGAGATTAGGGATGAGACGGCGCTAAGTGGTAAGAAGATAAATATACAAGCAGGCGAATTTGAGGCGCGGACTAAAATAGTTGACGACGAAAACAGGCTCATGATGACGTCAACAGACGAACAGATAATACAGGCTGACAGATTGGCGGAAGGGAAAATTGATGCTCGCGAAAAGGATGAAAAAGCATTTCAAACATATATAGACACGATAGTAACATTCCAGGCTACTGAGTTAGACAGCTACGAGGCGCAGAAACAATTGCTGAATATCGAATTTGATGATAGAGTGGCGCAATTCGCAGAGTTCGGTATAGACACTACAGAGCTTGAAAGAAAACGCCGCGAGGAGCTATTTGTTATCCGCTCTGGGGTATGGACGGATTTCGCAGGGAGAGTATCTGGTGGGTTCAACAATATTAATACTCTATATAACGCTATAAGAGGTGACCAGGATAATTTCCATGAGACGTGGCTTTCGAGAATGACTGACTGGGCAACAAGAATTAAAGGCATACTGGATGGCGTGGTGACCTTGTGGCAAGACGCATCTAGCATCATCAGCGGGATCGCCGGAATTATCGGTGGCGACGATGGCGGCGGTTTAAATCTGTCCGGGCTAGGCAGCATAGGCGGCGGTGGCGACTCCATCGCTGATTTTGTCGGACCACCGGCTCCGAGCGCTGATTTTGTCGGACCACCGGCTCCGGGCGGTGATGCGGTCGGCGGGAATGGTTCTGCATTGGGTGACGTAGCGGGCGCTTTATCACTCGCAGCTTTCGCTACTGGCTTCCTGGATGCAGTGAATTTAACGCCGCAACAACTTAATGCTGACGGAACTTTACCAGCAGATGTTAGGGCGACGTTAGTTTTTCTACAGGGTGAAGAAATAGTGCGTGGCTTTGAGGAAAACTTAGCGGAACAGATCAGAGCTGCGGAACTGTCCGTAAGGGTCGGCTTGCCTACGGAGGATGTTTTCGCCGATCCCGAAGCGTTGGAAATACTAATCAGAATAGCGAACACGTTAGAGAATCCGCAAGTAGCCACTAATCCTGTTACTACAGCGCAACTGCTCCAGGCGGTAGTTGATTTGATCCTGCCGGAACTTCAAGAATCGGGTGTACTATAATGGCAGCTAATTTTTTCCTGTTGGATAATGCTGGATACTACACAGAATTTTCAAGCGCATTCGAGGTGACTCAATGGGCTGGCGAGGATGGCACAGTGACCATCGCCAGAGATCAGGATGCTGTTGAGAATCCTGACCATCCTTCCTCTATGAAGATTATCTCTACGACTGATGGGAAGGGAGGCTTTTTCGATGTTGAAGATCTGCTTCCTGAGATAACTCATGTTGTGGAGTTTGATTATAAGATAACCGCTACCCAAGACATTGACTGGCAAATTTGGGACCAGTCAAACGGCGCAGAGATAGCGTCGGGAACACTTGATCAAACAGGCGACTGGTACGGCTTTTACAGAGAGGTGACGACTCCTGTCAACTGCGTTACTATCAGGATATTCTTGAGAGCGGGGACAGCGACCGCATTAGCTTTCTATATAGACAACATAGGCTGTCGTGGCAACCTCATCCTGGAAGATGCAGAATCGAAGGCATATTCGCGGACGTTACTGAGCCAATCACGGCTTCATAATATGCAGAGCGGGAACGCTGTTGAAGACGCCACGCCGCCCCGGATGACCTTCCCGTTATCCTGGGCGTATCTAACCAATACACAGTATGCTCGGCTACTGCGATTTGTGCGTTCAGGAACTACTTCGTATTTTGATGATGGCAACCTCCCACAATTTGCGGAATTGCAGAACGTGTATCTGGAGACACAATACACCTATACAGGGATCACCAACCCGTCCGCTACTCATGTAGCTTATTCCGATACTGATGTTGACATACCTAACGGAGAGGCGGACTTCGAGTCCACCGAATTTTCAACAGCTAATTATGGCGCTGTTGACGCCAACGATGCCAACTCAGTAGATACCAGTGTCACTACAACATCAAACGTAAAGAAATATATCTATCATAAATTCATTCTGGATATATCCGGTGAGTATTCAGTCATTGACGCTATCCAGAGGATTAAGGTGAAGTACGTTGGCGAGTGCGATGATCTGTCAGATAACGATGTGAATGGCGTGGTCGTCTATGTATGGAATAATAACAACTGGATGCGTATTGGTGAGACGACAAGTAAGGATAAGACTACTGTTGATTATATGACTGATGAGCCGGTACAAGCACAGGACTTCGTTGACATAGCCGCTCAGACGGTAGCTATCTTAGTACGCTCACGAGGGCATAAAGGCTCAAGCGGTAATCTAACACTCAAGAGCTATTATCTATCTGTATGGATCAATCAGGATATGGGATCTGGCGTTCAGCTATCCGGGCAGTTTACTCTTGACGCTTCTGGTGATGTAATATCTGTTGAGAATCTCTCTGATGATACGACGCTCACGCTTGACACGGATTATGTGATAGGCGATGGATTGAACAACATCAAAGGCATGAGCGAGACGGCGGGAGATCTGATCAAGGTGACATATAACCCTCGCATACGGGTAACTAAGAGCGGCGCTGTATCAGACCGCTGGCATGGAACGCCTACCCCATCGACGCCGCCGCGAGCTGTTACTTTGAAGCTATTGGCGCTGGATGCGCTCACGGAGCTATAAATGGAAACGGGGAACCTACTACGAGGCTGGACGCTAGGCGATGGTATATTCCTGGCTGATGGCTTGCCTTTAGGCGCGGAGATAGGCCGCTGGGAAGCATTCAAGCGCGCCGCCAGCAAGCCAAAGCGCCGGCCAGTTCTATCTGTCTTTATCGAAAATGTGGGAACGCTTACTTCCAGCGTCAAGCACGTTTATCTTCGGAGGGCAATCAAGGATTCGCTTCATGAGCCAGGACATGGGGCCGGTACAGTGACCTTAGAAGACGCTGGCGGATCGCTAATTACTAATGGCCGATCAGTTATCAGACGCAACGACAAGATCAAAATATGGGCGGGATTTGACAATCAAGGCTTTCGGCATGGTGACTTAGTGCCGCGTTTTTCAGGCGTGGTAAAAGATCCTGTTATCAATACCAGTACAGGCGAGATAAGACTTGACGTACAGGACTACGGCTATCTGATGAAACGAGCGCTCACCAGCGGTGACTTCTCAGGGTTCAATACGCCGAAGCTGATGGTGAATGAACTTTTGGATAGACTCAACCTTGCTGATGCTGTATTTGAAAATGAGACTGGATTGCCAACGACTTATATTCTAGGGAACACGCAACTCAGGAGACGCAACTACTGGAAAATAGCTAATGGCGCTCTATTAGGTATTGGGTATGTATTTTATTTTGACGCAAACGGCGACCTTCAATGTAAGCGCCGCGACAATTCCTCAGAGACGTTAATATCATTTAGAGATGAAGATATAAAAGCCATAGTCCATAAACGTACTGCGGAGCTTATCAACAGCAAATCATTTGAATTAGGTAATGCTGATCCCGTTCCATGGTCTGGCACCGTAGACGATTCGCTCCGATGGGGACAAGGATTGTATGCGAAACAACATAAGCAATCGCAGGCGCTTTATGGTGAGTCGGCGGACTTTGAAGACGAAGAGATGATCGAAGGATGGGATAACATCTTTCCGTTTTGCCGTGATTCTGTCATGTGGTTTAAGTTCCCAAGACAGGTATACGAGATGCGCTGTGCCGCCCGGCCGTTTTTCGAGCTATTAGATAAAGTTAGAATTGATAGTGATATACGAAATATACATAGTCAGATGACTATCATTGGCCTTGTGGAAAATATATCGGCGCAGAATTATAGCCAGACATTGCAGCTATTGACTCATAGGGAGCTTTTCTGATGCCTGATGTTGAAACAACCTTTTTAGCGATAGGTATTTTCGGGAAGGCCGATCTAACGTACTTGACGGCTCAAGAGGCGGCATCGGGTGGGTTATGGTTTACGCAGGCTGGATGGACGGGACAGAATTTACATAGCAATGGAAATTACGAAGTATACAGAACGATTCTACAGTTCGACTTCGCTGGCATACCGCCCAGCGCTAATATAACAGGGGCGACATTAAAACTCTTTGGGACTGATTCAGACCCTGATATAGATTTTATTTTCTATATCGTTGAGGCCCTTCTATCCGACCCTGTAGCGTATACCGATTATGCAAATTTGCAGGCTACTGATTTTGGTCAATTCAATACCACAGGTTGGAATAATACTGGTTTTAATATTATCACTTTTAACGCCGCAGGGCTAGTATATCTTAACGCAGCGCTCCAGACGAACAAGGTTGATATAGGGATCAGAAGTGAAGAGGATATAAACCAGAGTCCCGTTGCGACGGCAAATACGGAATATGTAAAATATACAGGAACATTTTCAGGTAATGCGCCTGTACTGACGATCACTTATACTCTATGGCCAGATGCTTATCCTAATACCGTAGCGGCGCCTTTAGCGGGGAAAATCGACCTAGCGACCTATGGCGTTATCAACGAATATATGACCAAGTTCGACCTCGAAATCTCTAATGTGCTTGACGCTGACGGCAACATTGATCTGGCGGTAGCGAATTGGATAACGTGGACAGGCACAAGCGAGAAGATAGCTTATGACAACGGAACGAGTAATGTCACCTTTACTACTCTGGAAACCACCTCTGTTATAACGTTAGATGGTGACTTGTCTTCTGTTGACATTACCGGCACTATGAATGCCAGCGCTGTCGATTGTACTGTTGGTGGCGACCTCGGACTTGGGGCTGGCGCTTACTCAGGTATAAAAAGCAAAGTAACTGATAATGAAGTTGTCTTCTCTGGTATCAGCGCCCCAAGTCCTGACGATGACGAAGCTGATATTTACATGGACTCAACTTCTGGCGACTTCATAATCAAGACGCGGGATGACGGGCAAGCAGGCGTCAAGACCGACATACTAGGCGATTTTTCGGCGATGTAATTATGTCATTTTATCCAGATCTCACATACCCCACAGCGCCAGGCTTTCCCACAGGACACGAGGATGTTCCAACAGGGCCGGATCTCTATAAAGCAGTCATGTCCTATATAACGGATATTACAGCGCAGGTGGTCGTCCTCTTGGATAGAGTTGGTAATATAGAGCTAGGGGCGGCTAAAGGTATCGAGTGGGATAATACTATCAGGATAAATCTATCAGGCGGTGAGATCAAGGTAACAGCATTGCAAGTCAACACTACACTGACCGCCGATACTCTCACGCTGACAGGATTGGTTATTACTGATGACCTGATTATTGATAATGACTTGAATCTTACCGGGGGGAGTGACATAGCCGTTACCGGCGCAGTGAGCGTGGATTATGTTGATAGAACCCAGCATACACTGACCCAGGCGGCGGAACCTGGCGACCCGGCGGATAATAACGCCGTGTTATGGGTCAGTAACGGCACAGGCGCAGGCGACGCTGGTGATTTCATGTGTAAAATAACCGAAGGCGGCGGGACAAGCGCCTTCACCATATCGGACTATTCAGCGCTATGAGTTATCTTGAATCAGCATTCCCGGCAGTAGTCAATACAACAGACTTCGACCTGATAATGTATAATCGGATCACTAACGGTCTGACCGATATTACAGCCGCAATGGCCGCCGCGTTCGATACTGATGACAACGTTAGCCTGGCCGCAGGGAAGGCTATTGAATGGGGAAGCGTCTCGAAATTAACCTTCTCTAGCTCTAAGGTACAGGTGGATAATCTGGAGGTGGCCAGTCCCTGGAGCTTTGGCACACTATCGCCAACGGGAGATTGCTTAGTATCTAACGATTTCACGATCAACGGTCTTGGTCAGACTCTGACGCTGACAGGCAATCTATCAATAACTGGTATTATCATAACATCCGCCATCACAGATTCGACCGTCACTATCGCGCAGATAGCGGAGCCAGGCGACCCGCCGGATGAGCATTCTGTCATCTGGTGTAGTAACGGCACAGGAGCCGGTAACGTGGGCGATATAATGTTAAAAATACAGCACGGCTCGGTCGTGAAGTCGAAGACGCTGGTGACATTTGTATAGGAGAGGAATATGGCTACATTTAATGTCAAAGATTACGGTGCAGTTGGTGATGGCATCACAGATGACACTGCCGCTATACAAGCATGTTTCGATGCCGCTGAGTGTTATTATCAACTCGAATGTTTTTTCAATAAATACGGAAGTGAACGAATCATATTCTTGCCGCCCGGCGCTTATAAAGTCAGTGGCATATTGGAGGACTAATTATGCCAATACCAACAGATATACCTCAAGGAACTAATGGAACGGCGGTGAATCCAACTAACTGGAATGTGCTCGTGGATACAATCAACGGGAACAGGGACTACTACTCAAAAGAAGTAGTCTTTGACGTGACCCATGAAGATTACGGCGCTACAGGCGATGGCTCTACAGATGACCGAACGGCGATAAACGCCGCCCACACCGCCGCCACAGCCAACGGCGGTGTGTTGTATTTCCCTGGCGGAAGCGCTAACAACACCTACAGGCTGTCGTCAAACATCACTTTTAACAGTGATGTAACGCTCGTCTTTGCGGCTGGGGCGAAGCTCTCGATTGACAACACTTTTACAGTAACGATCAGCGCCAAGATTTCGCCGACAATGCATCAGATATTCAGCGGCGCGGGTACTATCGTAATAGAAGCCGGCGCGGTTGAGTTCCTTATTCCGCAATGGTGGGGCGCTGTGGGAGATGGAGTAGCGGACGATACAGCAGCTATCCAGGCTGCACTGACCGCGGCGGAACTTAAAACGAGAATAGTACACCTCCCGCAAGGTACTTATCTGACCAGTTCGCAGTTATCAATGCGGTATGCCACCAAGCTAATTGGAGCGGGTAGAGAAAGCACAACTATCGCTGTGGGAGAGGCCGACGGCAGCGGGATTCTAGTAACAAAGGTTGTGGATGCTTTAGCTTACGAAGGTTCTATCTTGAGCGATTTTAGGATATATTCGCTCACCACACCTGTTGCCGGTATCGGTATTGATGTAACTGGGGATAGGGATATTTTGATAGAGAGGATTTGGATCGGCGGATGGTATTCTGGAGCGCTAAACACCAACAAGTACGGCTTCGACAAGGGCATCCAGTTAAGAGACATTCCGCTATTCTACGGCACTGTCCGACTGTGTGAACTCATGCGGAACACATACGGTGTGTATATTACTAGCGCTGCCAACGAATGCCGCGTAGAAAATAACCATATTTTATACGGCGATTATGGCGTTTACATTACATCAGGTATTCAGAATGCGATCATAGCAAACAACTCTATCGAGCTTTTCGTTCTTCGTGGTGTATATACCGAAGGCATCGAGACGATTATAAAAGATAACCGATTTGAGAGCAGTGGAATCCAACCTATTGAGTTAGGCGCTGGCGCACTAAAATGCAGGATTGTCGGCACTCACAGCGTGTCAGGTTTTAGCGATAATGATTCAGTCCTGGATAATAGCGGCAACGATAATACGCATCGTAAAAACAATTCCCAAATATCAATAGCTCACAACAATATTGATAATCAGCACCCGTCGGGTGTTATTAAGTCCCAGTTCTATAATTTCAACCATACCGAGATGGTGATTGAAGCATTAGCTGGCGATCTGCTGATAAGATCCGCCTACGAGGATAATATCTCCGTTCAATCTTCTCTGGGTGTAGATAGGAGTACATTCAATACGCCGATTTTGGGAGTTGGTGATTATGCAAATAATATCCAGAGGTTTAGTGACGATTTTGATAACTGGGGGTCGTCTGGTGATATATTAACCAGGACAGGTAATGCAGCCGTAGCTCCCGACGGAACAACGACCGCTGGTCGCGTGGTAAGCAATAGTGATTCCGGTATTATATTCAACACTACCAACAGCCCTGATTTCGTGCAAGGCGACCTATTGCAAATCAGCGTTTGGTTAAGGTCGGAGGTTGCCCACAACGGCAAATTGTTTTTCCAGATTGATGGGGTGACTCGCATTTCTGATGTCGTAGTCCCGATAGATACCCGTTGGCGTCGATATGTAATGAATATTGCAGCCCCTATATCGCCCGGCACCAACATGGCTTTCCAGGTTGCTCCGGGCGCGGACACCCCAACCTACGTCTGGGGAGCGCAGATCGCCAAAGGGACGCCTGTTACAGGCACGGATGACAGCGGTGTAAACAACAAGACCACGAAACTTGTGGACACAGGAACAGATTTTAGAGCATCGGGTATTGATATTGGTGGCGAAGTCCAGACTATTGCCGCAAGTACAGCCGCAAAGGGTAATATCACAGGCATCAACACGCTTCTGAATTATAACACTGGCTCAGGAACAGAGCCTTCTGTAGGTGATACTGTTACAGGCGGCACGTCAGGGGCTACTGGCACAATCGCTGAGGTTATTATTGACAGCGGAAGTTTTGCCGGAAACGATGCGGCGGGAACAATGGAGATAACGCCAGTTACCAGAACCTTTGAAGCTGAGGCCCTTGCATGGACGGCATCTACAGCTACTGTAGCTTCTGTCAACCCTAATTGCGTTTTGGTTACTAGCTTTGCCGCTACATACGGAGCGAAGAACGATGCTGATAACGGCGACACATATTACGCGTGGAGTTCTATACAGAGGTCGCCAAAGCCTTATGTAGCTAGTCAATCTGTGGCGGCGTCATTTATGTCCTCGACTACTCCTACGGCAATCGCAAAGGACATTATAGGTACTCGCTACGTCAAGGCAATGGCATCGCTCATAAAGAAAGCTACTATTATTGATCCTATGACCGCCAACAAGTCATTTAGCCATGAGGATCAAGTTCAAGTGGAGTCTGGTCAGATATTCATTCTTGATCCTGATGCTGATAATCGATCTATTGGGGTTTGGGCTACCGCGCCCACAATAGAAGATGGAACGGTTATTGATATTATAAATATCAACACCGGCTCGAATCGTGTTCGATTTTTCCAGACAGGTACTTTTATAGCGCCTGGTGAACGGGGAACGTTCGTCTATCAAGATGCAGCGTGGCATGTCGTTTCGCTTACGCAGGATCTCAGGTCGATAGACTCGCCCACCTTCGCTGGTCTTTCGCTGCTGGATACGTCGCCAGAGTTGTTATTGCATAATACAACCGAAGAAGATGCTGATGACGGTAGAGAGTCTACTGTACGCTTCAAGGGCGAACAGTCCGGTGGTGAGTTGACGACACTGGCTATGATTCGTGGGTCGCATGACGGCGCTGCGGATGATGAAAAAGGCAAGCTGGAGGTATTGATCAACGATACCAATGACGGTGATACGCCGACATTGCGGCTGTCCATAGACAGCGAAGGGAATACTCAAATCGTTGGCGACCTTGTAGCTAATACATACAACTTCGCAGCCGATGCCGAAGCCAGCGATACCTATGTAATAACACTAGATCCAGCGCCTGCGGCTTATGTTAACGGCATGACAATAAGATTCACTGCCAATACCGCCAATACTGGCGCGTGTACTGTGAATGTGAACGCATTGGGCGCTAAATCGCTCAAGGTTTTACATGACAGAGATCCCGGAAACGGATATATTGAGAGTGGTTCGGTGGTAGTTGCTGAATATGACGGCACGAATTTCCAAATGATCCAGCCTGACGCTTCCAAGCCCGACTACGCCGGAATATTAGCAGATGACAATGCTGTAGCAACGACTATTTTGTTGGTTGACGCTTACGAACCTATTTTAATATGGGACACCAATATGCCGGAGATAATTTCCAACGGCGACTTTACGAGTAACAATATCACTATTGGCAATGATGGCGATTACGAAATACGTCTTCATGTGAACGCTGAAAGCTCTGGGACTGGCAAGACTATAGAGGTTGATGTATTTGAGATAGCCGCTTCGGGGGATTCGATTACCGCAGGGGGTGTCACTCAAGCCAATCCAGGAGTGGTCAATTCAACAGGACACAGTTTCAATGATGGCGACCGTGTTAAGATCAGCGGTGTCGCCGGCATGACAGAACTAAACGGCCAGATCTATACTGTGGCAGGCGCTGGCGCGAATGATTTCCAACTGAACGATGACAATGGCGCGAATATTAACACAACGGGTTATGGCGCGTATACGTCCGGGGGAACTGTATTCCTGGCTAGTTGCGTTGATGTTGCCCACTCTCATAGAAAGTTCGGCGCCGGGGCGGGTGATGTTGGCAGTATGAGTGGTGGCGGCATTGCAACTTTGACCGGTGGCGACACTCTGGAAGTACACATAAAAAACATCACAGACGCTACCAATATGACTACCGAATCTGTCCAGCTGTCCATAATACGGTTGTAATCAACTCAAGAAGGTGAGGCATGAGGCGATATTTAACTGATAAACTTAGACGGTATCTTATCGGTTTTTTAAGGTGGTGACATTCCCCAGAAAAAAAAACTCAGAAAGGGGGTTTGTCAATAAATGGCAATTAACGAAAACATAAACGTAGGCGATATAACGATGGATAATGATGACTGGAAACGCATAGAAACGCTGATGGCCGCCGCCGTGCTACCTATTAAAGAGCGCCTTGATATGCTGCCGTGCGCCGATACTTCCACCAAAGTAGAGAACGTAGCCGGGCGTGTAACTATCATCGAAGCGCAGCGGGACGCGGCAAAAGAGCAAAAGAAAGAAACAAAGGAATCCCGGGACTGGCATCTGAAGATCATCATGGCGGGAATTGCCGTCTTAGGGTTACTACAGGCGTATGGAGTATTGAAATCCTTCCTGAAATAATGAGAGCCGGGTTTTGTGGCTTTATCGACGCCCATCTCCTCGCCCGGCTCTCTCCCTATACAATAATTTAGACGTAACGCCGTTTTTGGTGGGATTAGTTTGATTTAGTTCTTGACTTTAGTAACAGGCTATGGTATAATGATATTAGAGCGGGGGAGAAACAAAAGATACGAAACAAGAGGAGAAACAAAATGGCAATCGCTGGAAAAGTAAATGTTGGGAATTGGGTTCAGGTAGCATACGAAGGCAGAGATAAGAACATAAACGCTCTCAGGAAAGCAGCGAGAGCCAAAGGCATGAGAGTCGCATCGAGTAGTATGGGGCCACAAGTAACACCAGTCGGGACAGTAACGCTCAGGATGATGACAATCTTCGCAGAAGGCAGAGCGGATGAACTGACAGAAGAAATAATCGCTTGTAACCAGGCCGACGTCTTTAACGGCATGTAACACCAACCCGAAACGCCGCGAGGCGTCTTCCGCTAAGAGGCGGGACTGACGAGGGACAGAAACAGAATGGAGGTGATTCAGAGATGAAGAACTTGAAGAAGATACGGGAGAAGCAAGGGATGTCAATCGAGGAGTTGGCAGTATCAAGTCACCAGCCTTATGGAACGGTCAGGACGTGGGATAGTAACACGAAGAAGGCCAGCGCCGAGGGTGCGTGGGAGGTAGCGAAAGTGTTAGGGGTCACGGTTGAGGATTTGCTCAAGTAATTACCAAAACAAAAGAGGAGAAACAAATGGACGATCTACAGACACTTAACGCAGCACTGGACAAATTGATCAAACTAAGGCGAAAGGAATCGAGAAACCATAGCGACGAAGTGTTGGAACTGATGCGTGAAAAAGAGCGTTGGCGCCAAGAGACGTTGAGTCTCAGGGAGGAGAAGGCGGCGACTGATAACAAATGGAAAGCGGCTCCTCAAAAGATGCTGGACAAGCGGCATATCGAGAATGAGAAAGTCGCTCAGTTATTCCGCGACCATCTTGACGACAGCGCAAACGATATGGAAAATGATAATGAATGGGAGCAGGAAGCCCGGAAGATCACATGGAATGACGAGGATGTGAGATCATTATGAACATCCAGACACTATCGCCCTCGATGGTCAACGCGTTCAGGAAGTGCTCGCGACAGTTCTACTACCGATATGTAGAGCAGCTCCCGACGCCTTCCAATTATTTCCTTGCGTTCGGGTCCAGCTTCCACAGGACGGTTGAGGAAAACTATTACCAGAAAGTGCAATCCTCTAAAGACCTTCCGCTGGATCTTCTCCAGGATTTCTTTGTGGAGGATCTGGAATCCCAGGACGATGTAGAATGGAACGGAACGACGCTCTCTGAAGCTAAAGACGAAGGCGTTGTAACCGTCGAGGCATATCAGCGGAAGGTCGCTGCTGTGACGTATCCTCAGCTTGTGGAACACGCCTGGATAATGGAGATCAGGAATCGCCCGTATAACATCCGCGGGAAGATCGACCTGATAACCACTGACGATCTAGTAATAGACACCAAGACCACAGGCAAGCGGGTGAACAAACCGAAGCCTGATCATGAATTCCAGGTGAAGACTTACGCTGCGGCGTGGAAGGCTCAGACGGGACTCCCCACAGTGAGCGGCAGGCTTGATTATGGCCTCCGGGGAAAAGACGAGATTTACTCTCATCCGCTTGAATTCTCAGAGACCATGACCCAGGACGTGTTAAACGAGTTTGACGATGTGGCGAAGTGGATCCAACGTGAGGCATGGGTTCCACACAGGCAAGGGAATTTTCTTTGTAGCCACAAATACTGTGACTACGCGAATGCGTGCGAAAAGGACTGCGGAGGCGTGGTCAAACCATAGAGGAGAAAGTCAATGACACAGGAAAGAACGGAGAGCAAGCAGACACTTGAGATCGAAGAGCAGGAACAGGAGAGCGCCCTTGATGCTCTTTTGCGGAAGGTGGACATCAATGATCCGCTGGAAATAAAAGACCACGCGGGGAACATTGTGGAAGTGTCTCAAGAGAAGTTCATGGAATATTACATGCCGCAAGGCACTTCAAAAAGCGATGCCTTCCATTGTATGCAGGCGGTACGCGGAACGGGCTTGAGTCTATTCGCTCCTGGTGAATGTTACTTCTTCAAGACAGGCGGCGGCCCTGTGAAACTGTTTACAGGATACACAGCATATTTACGGAAAGCGTACGCGGCCGGATTGGAACATATCGAAAAGCCTGTTCTAGATTTCGCAAACGACGCGGCCGGGTATCCAGTATCATGCACGATCACGATCCACATTACAGACAGGGAAAACATGGAATGGACAACGTGGTTCGCTGAGGTTGCAGGGAAGCAGGGCAACGCGTTAAACTCCAGATGGCTGAAGGCCCCAATCCAGATGCTGATCAAGTGCGCTATCGTGAATATTCTGCGACTCTCCGGGCTGGTAGATTTCACGATGCCATACACGGTTGACGAGATGGACGATCCGACAGTACCGGGATTTCGCACACTAACGCAACCACAACTGGACGGATACGAAGAACAGCAGGAAGCCCCGGAGGTGGGCAAGGTATCAGCGACACATCACCAGAATTTTGATTTCCGTCCATGTCATAAGCAATATAGAGGAATGCTTAATGAAAACAGTCCGTTTAAGGATGACGCCCAGCGGAAATTGTGGCAAGAGTCTGAGACAGGCAAAGCATCAAGCGCTGATTTCGGTTTAAGTGAATGGCTCAACATACTGAGTGCATACAAAGATGGCGCTGCTCATAAATGGGTTGAATCTCAGAAGCCCGAACCAGATCCGCCAGGGGGAGGCGGACTTGCAGATCAACCTCGATACCATAAAGATAAGCCTGGGGAGATGATCGGCGCGAAGACTGCGGAAGAACTGAAGGACGCTGATGACAATAGTGATTTCGATCCTGAGACCGAGCCGGTCGATGGGATGTCACTAGAAGCACAGGACGAAGAGGCGGCGTCACGAGCTGCCTTCCAGGAAGCCCAGCAAGCTGAACGGGAGAAACTACGCGATCAATTCATGAAGATGTTGATCGTGGTATTCCCGAATCAGGAAGACCGCTACAAGTGGATCGCTAATAATATAGGGCTTCCTGTGAACGGGATCGACATCTGGGGGATTACTTATTACGAGCAGGGGATAGACTTACTGGGCGCCCTTCAGAGCGGCGCCGGCAATGCCGAAGGGGGAGAAGGTAGCCAGGAGCCAGAGAAAGGGCAGGAAGGCGCAACGGAGCCAGCGGAACGGAAGATAACGAACGCAACTAAAAGCAAACTGGGGCGCTTAGTGAGGGAATGGCCGGAAACCCCATACACCCAGACGATCAAAACACAGACGTTCAAAAAGAGAGCGGAGAAAGACATCGGCCCATACGACGATATAAACAATATCACAGAGGTGCAAGGGTTGGAGCTACTAGCTTCGCTGAGCGTTGAACTCGCGGAAATTACAGGCGAAATCGTAGATGATGATCCTTTGGGCGTTAATTTCCTCGGACCCGACATCCCGTGGATTCAGCAGTTCAAGGACAAAGCGGTTCTCCGGTTTACTCCGGCGGATTCGTCCAAGTTTGTGGAGTGGAAGCGCTACAACGACCTTGATGGTGTAAAGGTTGACGAGTGGGACGACGACACAGCCAAACGCGGTATCGCACTTCTGGAAGGTGTACCTTTGCTGGAGTCGGCGCAAGAGGAGTTTATCAACCAGGGACAGCGGGACCAGATCGACAAGTTGCTCCCCGGTATGCCTGAACGGTTCCACGGTTCCACGGGTTCTGAGTCATTCCGTAACTTTGCAAAGACTATCAAGCCTGATTATAATGGGTTGCCCGGACTGACCGAAGAAGAAGCATCAGACGTGATCCACCAGATGCAGGACATGGTTGAGACAGAGGGAATCAGGAAAGAGAAAGCGGTCGCGGATAGAGCGTCGATGTTCGAGTAAACCAACCATGCTGAAACAGCGAAAGGAGAGAGGGATGATTAACGATTTAGTACATATAATACAGCGATTAGTATTATTTCTTTTACTGATCACTCTGATAGTGGTACTTTCCAAAATCGATGAGAGATTAATAAACCAACAGATAACCGAACTCAAGTCACAGATAACAGCGTTGACAGAAGCTCTTGAGAAGCACGACGCCGCGTTAACGACACATGATACTAAACCCTATTGGTGGGAGGCTAAGGATGCCAAAGAAGACAGATAGATGGCGAGGAGAAGAGGGTACGTTTCCAGTGAGGGTGTATCGGATTCTATAGCATATTAACAACACGGAAAGGCCGCTCTAAAGCGTTTGAAGGGACGCTCGTATATACATCGTTGATTCACTACCTCGAATGTAATCCAGGGCGGCCTTTTCCACATGGAGGTGATTCAGATGGCTAAAGACGACGAGATAAGGGCAGAAATAACAGAAATAATCAAGACCTGGACTAAGGGATATGATGCTAATATCAACCAAGCCGCGACTCAGATCATGATCGTAATGAAGCGCGAGCAGTCGGCTCTTTTGAACGAGACAATCGAAATTCTCAGTGACGGAGGTAACTAATGACGATAGCAGAAATGCAGAAGCTAAAGCGTGGCGATATAGTGAAGGTTCAAGCAGATGAGGATATACAGCTTGAAGAAGCCGTTATCCTGGACGTAGGTGATACGCGCTGTATGGTGATAGGCGACGACCCTGAAATGGGACGCTTCTATATGCCATTGCGAGCCAAGAGGATCATATCGAAGGTTGAGGATGATAGCATATTAGCTGCTGTAGTCAAGGCGTTTATAGAAGACGCAACTGGGTTGTGGTAGCGCATTATCCTTGACAAAACGACGCGAAGGGAGGTGATAATAATATATTACGGGTAGCCTGAAACATTAACATACATTTACAGGAGACAGAACAATGGAAAAGGAAGTAAAGATCGATGGTGTTGTATATGTACCAAAGAATCAACCAGCGGACGATCTGGATGGCATGGAGTATAAGATAGTCCGCACTTATAGCGCTGGCGTATTCGCTGGCTATATTGAGTCTCGTCAAAATAAAAATGTAACTATCAGGAACGCGCGGCGACTTTGGCGATGGGCCGGGGCGGCCAGCCTATCTCAGTTAGCTGCGGAAGGGACGAAAGATCCAGGCAATTGTAAATTCCCGACAGAAGTAGATAGAATCACAGTTACTGAAGCCATCGAGATCCTGGATGTTACGCGGACGGCACAGGAATCAATAGCCGCTGTTCCGGTATGGGAGGAAAAATAATGGCAGAGGAAAAGTACGGTTCCGGTTCCGGTTCCGGTTCCGGTTACGGTGACGGTGACGGTTACGGTTACGGTTCCGGTTACGGTTACGGTGACGGTTACGGTTACGGTGACGGTGACGGTGACGGTTACGGT